TAGCACCTTCGATTACTCCAGGGAATTCCATTTGCGTTTGGTATTTGTTAACTGGCAAACTAGCAAATTTGTAGTGATTTTTTACAAGTATACCCAATTTTACGGGTCCGTAGGAAACTTCAATTGAGTTCGCGCTTCCGTCTGATGCTGTGATTCCGACTAACCCGGATTTTGCTACGATTAGGGGCCAAACCGTAGTGTTTCTCCAGGACATTTCAGATCTGTCTTCATAGGTTTGTCTGTGGAAGACGTGGTGGTTATCAAGGTTTACTTTGAAGTGTTTTTCTGAGCCTGCGTGTAGAACAAATTCGTGTCTTGCCAGTGTTTTCCATAGCTTGTTAAACTGTTGGAATTTTGTGGGGTGGAGTCCCCAAGTGTTTAGGTTTTCGCCTCCGACACTGGCTATCGTAGTGGCTGTGTCTGGTGCTGCAGTAGAGTCAGCTAATCCCATTTTAGCCTGAGTTGCAGCGCGTCCCCAGGTGTCTTTTGGTGTCCAGTTAGTGTCAGCTTTTGGGGTGAAATAATATAATGTCACAATAACAGGTGTGGTACTTAGGTTGACGAAACCTATCTCCTGGAAGCAGGTGAGAGTTCCTACTTTGTCAGCGTCTACGTAAGCGTTTGATAGGTAGACTGGATGGGCTCTTGTGACGTTGAGAGGATCTAATCTATGTGGGTCAATGGGCCATGTAGTTTTTTGATCTCTTGCCGCGGATGTTCCGGTTGCAGAAAGTTGTGATCTTGTCCACATAGCTTGTACTTCATCGTACGTTTGTTGGCCTTGTATTCCATTGATTACACGTTGGTAAAAAATCGTGAATGAGGATTTTTGTAGTGATTTGTAACGTCTGTTGGATACGATGATGTTCGGTAGTTTATTTACAGTGAGTTCGCTACCGTGAAAACCATCGTCAAAGGACTTCTTGCGTTTTACTTTAGTGCGCGTCTTTGTTCTACCTTTGCGTTTCTTGAATTTGGTTTTGCGACCGGTGCCTTTCTTGAATTTAGGTTTGTGGCCGCCAGCTGCCAGCATGTCTGCTAGTTTCTTAAAAACCAGACTCCCTCCAACTCCTAGAGCCGTTTTGGCCATCGAGCTGTTCATCCACGGTGCCGCTTTTACCATCGTTATATGCTTGGAAAAGTATTAAGACGATTGCAATGAGGAATATAACAAAATTCAACAAAATAACGATTGTTAAAAAAATGTTAACTTTTTTTTAACTTAACTACCCTTTTAACTTAATTACACCCCTCTACATCTTGGCGAGGTAAGCCCCCCGGGACCCCGAAGGGGCTCCCGGCTGGGGTCGTGCTCGAGCCCGACTAGATGCTGCCGGCAGGGCGACTTGATTTTAGTTAAACCGGCGTACCAGCGGCACCGGTCCCGAAGGGCCGGGGAGGCTTAGCCGGCCACCACGAACTACTATTATCCTTAATTCCTTAATTCTTTATTTCCTTATTTTAATTTGTATATTAAAAGGGCCCTGCGTTGCGGGCCGAAGAAAAAGCCACATTAGTATAAAAAGCGAGACATAGCCATAGGGCCTTATTATTACCCTATGGCGTCTCCTCACTCCTCAGAGGGCTTTTTTCTTCCTGGTGGTCTCCCCTCTCCTATTAGTGCTACACATGTTGTCCCTGGCACTCCCCCTACCATTGTCATCCCTTCCAGTCCTGAAGTCCCGGAGGTGCAGAGTCCTTCTGCTAATCTCGGACAGGGGACTGGATGGTGTTGGACAATGTTCAACTATACGGCAGATGATATTTCACGTATCATCGCATTGCCGTATAGGTATCTTGTATTTGGCTTCGAAACGTGTCCTACCACGGATCGTCGCCATTTACAAGGATATATTCAGTTCCGGACTCGCAAGCGTTTTCGCCCTGTCCAGCAGTTACTGACCCGGTGCCATATCACTAAGGCGATAGGATCTGCCTATCAGAACCGAGAGTACTGCATTAAGGACGGTGATTTCCAAGAGTTCGGTACTGTTCCTGTTCCTCCCGGGCATGCAGGCGGTGCTGCGACCGCTGCTGTTTGGGAGAATGTTCGTGCTTTGGCGGTCGCTGGGCGCATTTCCGAGATTCCGGCCGAATATTTTATTCGGTATTACGGGACTTTGAAGCGCATTGCTAAGGACTATATGTCAAAGCCAACTGAACTCCTTTCACCATGTGGTCTTTGGATTCATGGTGATACTGGGTCTGGCAAGACCTATGCTGTAACCCGCGCTTATCCAAATAGGTATATTAAACCTATGAATAAGTGGTGGGATGGTTATCAAGGTGAAGATGTGGTTCACCTTGATGAAGTTTCTCCTCACCAAACGCCTTGGATCGCTTACTTCTTGAAAATGTGGTCCGATGCCTATCCTTTTGCTGCTGAAGAGAAAGGTGGAGCTATGCAGATTCGTCCGAAACTGTTTATTGTGACTTCCAACTATACTATCGATCAAATGGGGTTTGCTATGGAGGATCTTGCTCCTCTTAAGCGCCGCTTTAAAGAGGTTTACAAGGAAAGATCTCAAACTATTATCATTTAATAAATTTTTATTAAACGAATTGAACAGGTTCAGGGTTGTCTTCCTCGTCCATGGTTCGTACTCGTGCGGTGGTAGCACCTTCGATTACTCCAGGGAATTCCATTTGCGTTTGGTATTTGTTAACTGGCAAACTAGCAAATTTGTAGTGATTTTTTACAAGTATACCCAATTTTACGGGTCCGTAGGAAACTTC